CTGGTAGGTATTCACCTGACTAACACATCAGCAAATGCAATCACGGTTGACGCTTATATTCAACACACAATCAATGGAACCCCTACTAACCACTACCTTATTAAAGGCGCACCTATTGCCGCAGGTGGTGCATTACAACTGCTTGATGGCGGCGCAAAGATAGTAGTTCAAACAGGCGATAGGCTGTGGGTTAAGTCCGATACAGCATCATCATTAGATGTTTGGGTATCTGCTGTTGATGCTATTAGCACATAGGAGTGACCGATGGGTTATATAGGAAATCAACAAACCGAAGGCTTTAGCAGCATCCCAGCAAAGCAAGATTTGACTGGTGCAACTGGCACTAGCCTTACGCTTTCTCATGCTGTTGCCAGCGCAGAAGGCATTGACCTTTTTATCAATAATGTCCGGCAAGAAAGTGGCGAAGCATATTCTATTGGTGGCGATGGCGTAACAGTAACGCTTACTGGCTCTGTGGCAGCGACAGACGATATTTATGTTGTCTACAACTCACTGGCTTTGCAAACCTCTGTAGTACCTGATGCGAGTGTCAGTACCGCTAAGATTATTGATGGGTCTGTAAGCACAGCTAAGATTATTGATGGCAATGTGACTAGCGCAAAGCTGGCATCAACAATAGCCCCAACAAACCTAGAAACAACAGCATCCACATTCAAGATGACTGACCTTAGCAGCAATGCGTTTTATCGCACTGGCTCTTGGACACCTGTGTGGTCATCCTCTGGGGCAACTGATGTTACACAATCAATCACGACAGGCACATATGGGGCGCAATTCGGAAAATATGTACGAATTGGTGATTTAGTAAGTTTCACAGGATTCCTACAATCACCATCTACTTGGACATATACAAACGGCGGTGCGCTTAATCAGGGACTTTATGTATATGGCTTACCTTTCAAGGGAGCGAGTTCCAACGGCGGCTCAGAACAATGGGGTATTTCATTAAATTATCATTCTAATTTGAGTTGGGCGCAGCAGCTTACTATTAGTGGAATGGTATTAAATGACGAAAAGCTTATTCGCCTTTTTTACTTCGGTGACGCCACCAGTGGTACTGTTTCGACCAACCATGTTGACCAAGCGAGTTCATTTATTTACTTCTCCGGCTCATACCGAACAGAAGAAGCGTAGGAGACAGATATGGCTTTATCTAAAATACTACCCGCCAGTCAATCTCAGTTTGCTGGTGCGAGAAATCTTATCATCAACGGCTCAATGATTTGTAGCCAGAGGGGAACCTCAAGTACAACTAATGGCTATGGAAGTTGTGATAGGTTTAAAGTTCAATATGCAGGGGCGGGTGTTACACATTCTCAAGAAAGTCTTAGTTCAAGTGACAGCCCATATTCAGAGGGCTTTCGCAATGCAATAAAACTTACTAATACCTCTACTTCTAGTGCAACCAATGCGTATGCTCAAATATATCAAGCTATAGAGGCACAAAATGTTGCTGGCTCGGGCTGGAACTACACTTCAACTTCAAGCAATGTAACTTATCAATTTTGGGCTAAATCTAGTTTGGCTGGTACATACACTACATTTCTTAAAACCAACGATGGCACAGCATATATTTATTCCAAAGACTTTACTTTGGTGGCAGACACTTGGAAAAAAATTACTTGCACCATTTCGGGCAATTCTAATTTAGTTTTTAACAACGACACAGGGAGTGGCTTGGAACTGTATGTAGTTCCTCATTATGGCACTGACTTTACAACTTCAGGACATACGGATGATGCGTGGATAGCATACTCAAACACCAATATAGCGGGTGATTACGCACAAAGTTGGACTAACAGTTCAAGTGCTACATTTTTCTTAACAGGCGTCCAGCTTGAGGTAGGCGAGGCCACGCCGTTTGAGCATGAAAGCTACGAAACTACGTTACGCAAGTGTCAGCGGTATGGATTCAATATTGCTGAAGTTGTATCTGGACGAGTTGGTGCTGGTCAGGCTATAGGGTCTGGGTCGGCAGATATTTTAGTTAATCATCCTACAACAATGAGGGCTGCGCCGACATTGCCTAGCCCAGATGCTACTGGTGCAAATGTTACTAATGGGGCTGGTACAGGGATTGCTTCAACGGCAATAGCCTTGCAAAGTGCAACTCCTAATGTGACTAGGTTGAGGGTTAGTGTATCTAGTGGCTTAACCGCAGGGCAAGGTTCACAGTTATCTTTTGATGCAACGAATGATGCTTTTTTAAAGGCAGAATTATAGGATTAATTATGGATATTACATCAGCGAAATATACAAGTAATGATGGCGCAGAATCTTTATCAATAAAGTTAGTTGCGGATGGTGTTACTATGTATGTACCACTTGACCCAGCAAACACAGAATACGCAGAAATACTGAGCCAAGTAGCGGCTGGCACTCTAACTATAGAGGAGGCAGACTAATGCCATATATCGGTAAATCGCCTGTGGGCGGCGGGTTTCATAAACTCGATGCTCTTACAGCCTCTGCAACAGACACTTACAGCCTCACCCTCGGTGGGGCTTCTTACTTTCCTGAGACTGCTAATCAGCTACTGGTTTCACTCAATGGTGTCATTCAGGCTTGCCAAGATAGCTTCCAAGTGAGCGGCAGCAACCTCATCTTCGACAGCGCACTGACAGCCAACGACAGCATCGACTTTGTGGTTGCTCTTGGTGATGTGTTGGGTGTGCAGGGTGTTACTGATGGTGCTGTGACTACGGCTAAGATTGGTAACAATGCTGTTACTGATGCCAAGTTAGCAAGCACACTAGATTTATCTAGCAAAGCGTTAACAATGCCGTCAGGTTCTATTATTCAAGTTCAATACACGCAGTTTACTGGTGCATCATTAACAGCAAATACAGGAAATACATGGTTAGCTATTCCAGATATAAATGTTAATATCACCCCTACATCAACAAACAGCAAAATTATGGTGCAAATGTCTTTAGGTGCATGGGAGGCTAGCGCATCCTCTGACCATGCTGTTCGGTTTGGTTTTTATAGAGATTCTTCTTTATTAGTAGCACCAGCAGCAGGGAGTAGATGGACTGCTGTAGGAATGGGAGCAACAAACTATGACGATAATAACAGAGTTTCTACCCCTGCTGTTGCTTGGATAACTTACTTTGATGAACCTTCTACTACTAACCAAATTACATATAAAGGTGCTGTAGTTATAGAAACTTCTGGAGACTTTGCACTTAACAGAACGGTTCAAGACACAGATGCAGCAGGGCATGAAAGAACCGTGTCTAGTATTATCGTAACAGAGATAGCGGGATAGGAGACAGATATGGCACTTATAAAGTTAAACAATCAGTCTCTTTCCGCAGTTACATCTGCTGGTTTGCCTAGTGGTACTGTGTTGCAAGTTAAACAAAGCGTTATGACTGCATCACTTTATGAAGCTGGGTCTGCGGCACATTTGTCTGATTTAGATGTAGATATAACTCCCACAGCTTCTAACAGTAAGTTTCTAATAAGAGCGCAAATTTGCATTAGCTCACTAGGTAAAAGGTATCATACTGTAAAACTATATAAACGCATTGGCGGTGTAGATACACAGATTTCTAAAGGTGATAATGGTTCTGCTAACAATAGAACAGAAGCGTGGTTAATCTGTGGAACTGGCGACCAAACTAGCGCAGAATATCAACAGCATCCTACTTTCGGTGAATTTCTTGACTCCCCAAATACAACATCCACAATTACATATAGAGTTCTAGTAGGTACTTTCGGTGCGTGGAGTTCAGGATACGATTTTGCTATAAATTCTGCGGCTTACAATAATGGTAGTTATGACGCAAATTGGAATACGTCACCTACTTCTGTTCTTACAGTAACGGAAATCGCTGGCTGATGAAGATGGCACAGGAAGTCACACCAGAACTCCGTGTTGCATTAGAACTTGAGGCTCACGAAAAGGAGTGTGCAGTACGCTATGCTTCTGTAGAAGACAAGCTATCTTGCTTAGATAAACGCTTGTGGCGTTTGGAAGCTATGATTATGGGGTCAACGGTAATCATCGTTGGCCTCGCGGCTACCCTGCTTACAAAAATATAACTCCCTTAACATCTATGAATGGAGGTCATCACTATGATTGACCCAGTATCCGCTTTTGCGGCTGTTTCTGCTGGTCATGCTGCAATTATGAAGGCCGTCCAAATCGGCAAAGATTTAAGCAGCCTTAGTTCGTCAATCTCAAAATATGCCCAAGGAGAAGCAGAGCTTCAGTTTGGTGCATCCAAAAAGAAAAACTCAAGGTTTTCCCTTGCCGAAGACAGTGCCATCGAAAAGCATTTCAAAAAAGAAAAGCTAGACGATATGCGTAAAGAGCTTCGCAGTGTTTTCCAGCTTTATGGCAAACCAGGGCAGTGGGAAAGATTACAAGCTGAAATAGCATCTGAACGAGCAAGAATACAAGCGGAGCTTAGGCTTCGCGCCCACAAACGAGAACAGTTAATCACATGGTGTGCCGTTATGGGCATCCTAACTATCGGAGTTGGGGGGCTTGCTTGGTATGTGCTGTGGTTAAAAGGAATGTCTTAAAGTGTTTAAAGTAATTGTATTAGCCTGCTCCGTTTTTAATCCAACCGAATGCTACGAATATTCTAACACTCGTGGGGCTTATCCCTCTTATGAGCTATGCGCTGCACGAGCCGAAGAAATGCGACAAGCAATTCTGGAAATAAACGAAGGGCGAGAGAAACCTCAAGCGTTTCGCTGCGTAAAATTAAAAGGACAAAAGCTATGATTTTAGGAGTTGTACAGGCAGTTGCCGGACTTGCTGGAACATGGATGGAAGGGAAAGTTGAAACCCAGAAAGCCAAGGTTGCAGTAGCAAAAAAGGTAGCTGCTGGTGAAATGGAATGGAACCAAACAATGGCATCCGCTTCAGCATCCTCTTGGAAGGATGAGTGGCTAACCTGTTTGGTAAGCATACCATTAATTTTAGCATTTACAGGACATGAACACATTGTTCAACGAGGCTTTGAAGCCCTTGAGACAATGCCGGATTTTTATAAGACAGCCGTTGGTGTTGTGTTTGCAGCCAGCTTTGGCGTTCAACAGTTAACCAAAATGTTTAAGAAAAAATGATTATGTGGGACATGCACAACCATACAACCCCAGAACAAGCAGAGAGAAACCGAATGAGTTTATATGAAAATATGAATAAAAGAAAAGCAGCAGGAACTAGCCGCTCAAAGTCAAAGTCAACAGTATCACCCAAAGCATACGCTAACATGAAAGCTGGGTTTCCAAAAAGTAAGACTGACAAGTACAAAAAGAAGACAGTTTGAAAATCTTACTCTCAATCCTAATGAAGAGCCTCTATGCAATTTTAATAGCTTGGTTGCTCTATATGTTTGGCATGGCTTTGTTGAACGACATTTGTGGTTGCGTAAAAGATTTTGATGGGTGGTGGAGATTTAATGAACCAGCTAATTGACCAATTAATAAGACATGAATCTATGGAGCTTAAGCCATATAGATGTACTTCAAACAAGCTAACTATCGGAATAGGACGCAATCTGGAGGACGTAGGTATAAGCGAAGAAGAAGCGAAAAGCCTACTAATGAACGACTTGAAGCGAGTGGACACACAGCTAGAACAAATGATGCCGTGGTCACAAGAGCTAGACACGGTGAGATACGAAGGATTAATGAACTTCGTCTTCAACGTAGGGATAGGGACAGCCTTAAAGTTCGTCAACGCAATGGCAGCGATAAAGGAAAAAGACTTCGATACTGGAGCGACAGAGCTACTTAACAGCCGTTGGGCTGAGCAGGTAGGCCAACGTGCCATCGAAGTCGCTGAGCAAATCCGTACAGGAGAGTACCAATGAAAAAAATACCCACTGCTCCTAAAAAAACAGATAAGTACAAAAAAAAAGTAGCTAGTGCGCCAGTGTTTTCTAGTAGAGAAGCGGCGGAAAAACACCGAAAAGAAAAAGGTGGGACAGTAGCAGTCGATATGGGAAGTTACCATTTATACATATTTCCAAATGGAAGTACTTCGTCTATAGGAAAACCGAAATGAGCAGAGAAATCTTAGACTCCCTGCATGATGCAGTAAGCCAAGAGCTACTTGCTCGTGTCCGTACTGGCGAAGCTACAGCCTCAGAGCTATCCGTAGCCGTCAAGTTCCTCAAAGACAACGGAGCCAGCCTAGACGTTATAACTGCTGAGTCTCCTTTAGGTAGCCTCCTAGAAAGCCTGCCGTTTGATTCAGTGACTAACTAATAATGAAAAGTCCCTGCGTAGGTATCTGTAAACTTGATAAGCAGGATAAGTACTGCGTTGGGTGTGGCAGAACAATGGAACAAATCCGTAATCATTATCTAAAGGACGCAGCAAACTATGGCTCCAAGAAACCATAAGCAATGGCGTACAAAGCCTAACGTAGAATATGTTAGCTCCCTCATCTACTCAGACCAAGACCTATATGAGCAAGAAATAGAACAGATATTCTCTAAGGTCTGGGTTCCATGTTTTCACAAAAGTGAACTACCACATGCTGGTAATTTCAGAACTGGTCAGATAGCAGGTCAGAACATACTTGCTTACAACACTGGCAAGGAGATAGTTGCCTATCGTAACTACGATGTGAATGAGCCTAGTGGTACGTTTGCGGCTCCTATTGTCACCTCAGAACCAAAGCTACATTGCGAAGTAAAGCATGGCGGTATGGTCTGGATAACCTTAGACCCTAATCCTACCCAGAGTGTAGAAGAATGGACAGGTGGTGCTTTTGATTGCATTGCTGGTGCTATTGGTACTGAAGAGCTAGAGGTATTCCACTATCACAAGGCTATCATAGATACCAACTACAAGCTTTGGCACGATACAAACTCAGAGTTCTATCACGACTTCATGCACTACTTTAATCGTGTGTCAGGATTTAACGATGAGTACTTTGCCAGAAAGAACATTCCTTTCGATAACGGTCACGTTAACGTCAGCAGCTTCACGGTAAACTACGAAGAATATGATGGCTTTGAAGATAGAGGCGAACTCTCCTTCCCTACCCTGCCCCCAAACCAATGGTACATGGTAGATTTATTCCCAGGATATAACTTTAATCTACGAGGCTCAGCTTACCGTAGCGATAGCGTCACTCCTCTAGCACCTAACAAGGTTCTCATAGAGTTCAGAGGTTATGGCCTCAAGAGTGACAGTGAAAAAGACAGAGCTACTCGTATTAAACACCACAACTCTATCTGGGGTGGCTTCGGACGTAACCTACACGAAGACCTAATAGGTGTAGCAGGACAAGGTACAACCATGCGTCCAGCTACTGAAGAGCGTTATATCCTCCACGGCAGACACGAGAATGGAACAATCCACGATGAGGTTGGTATGAGACATTATTATAGCGAATGGTCTAAATGGCTAGGCGTTGACGCTAGTAATCCAAAGGCACTAGCTGCTTGAACGTACCAGTTCAACTGCAGGACTTCAGAAACTTTTTATTCATAGTATGGAAACACCTTGGCCTCCCAGAGCCTACCCCGATACAGTACGACATTGCAGA